AATTTAAGATCTATTTATTATATTAAGAGTAAATCTAAATTAACTGTATTAGATTTACGTAGTATAAAAGGTGATTTAAGTTTAAGTAATATCGTTCCAGATGGCGATGTAAAAGTTTTATTTAATCATCAGGCTACTTTAAATCTATCAAATTTCCTTAAAGATTTTAAGGGTGATTTTATTGCAGATCCTGCTATCCCAGAAACTTGTATTTCTAATTCTATAAGTAATACTGGAGCATTATCCACTACATTTAATAATGCTCAGAATATTAAAGATCTAAGTATGCATGAAATTAGAAATGACAGAAATTTTAAAAATATCACATTCAATAATGTGTATACTAACTGTTTCAATCTGATTCATACTACTAAAAATTTCTCTAAATTAGTAGAAAAATCTACTAATAGTACTAATTTCTCCATGCTATTCTACTCATGTAAGAAATTAAATCAAGATGAGATGCTAATAGATTTTAGTAAGCATACTGGTAATTTAAATATGTATGCAATGTATTATGGCTCCTCATTAAATACAATAAATGATACTATCGATTATAGTAAGATAGCTAATGGGACTATGATGTATGGTAAGACTACTTTAAATAATCCTACTAATATTATTAAAGTAAACAAATTCCAGTTTAATGATAAGATGGCTTCAATCTTTACTGAAACTACATTTACTGATATCAATTTTGTACAAGCATTACTAAATAAATATAATGAATTTGCTACAACTTCAACTGCAAAAAAATTAAATGTATTTCGAAATGCAATCTTCCCTAGCGATAAAGAAAATCAACCGAACTTAGTTTATAAACTACGTGGCAAATATGATAATCATGGCAAGATTATTACAGATGCGAAATTAGATATAGAATATAGTGAACCTGTAGATCAACTTACTAATGATGATATGGGTACAAAAAATATTGAGATGGGGTATGATTTAAAATTACTTCAATCTAGTAAATTTATAGATAGTGTTACGAATGTAACCGCATCTGAAATAAATCCATCATCTGAAAGTAATTTATTTAATATGAAATTAAATAGAACTATAAAAGCAGCGCGTATCGTTGCAGATGTTGGGACTAATGTTAGATTTATTCTTTCAGAAAAATCTACAGATACTAAACTTCTAGGACCTCTTATCCGTAGCTTTAAAGATAAGTATCATGCTGAGGTTTATGGAATTAATAGAGATTTTGAATTAGAATCAAATTCTACTTATGCTAATATCGTAAATACTTTACGGAATGTATATGGAGCCGCATGCTCTTGTATGTATAATCCTAATGAATATCAAAAAAATAATGATGGATTATATAATGAAGCCGGGCCAGATGATGATCATATATTACATGACAGTATTATTCACTATGATAGAAAATATCCAGTTAATATAAAAATATACTATCAAGATTATAAAGATGATCAAGGTGTTCCTACGAGTACTGCCACTTTAATGAAAGAAATAACTTCAGTAGATGAAATATTACAACTTTCTATGTTTACTGGTGCCGATAGTCGAGATAAAAAGACTACGACTGTTTTTATTGATAAAAAAGATGGTCAGCAAGAACGTATTGATTTTACTAACTTCGCTAGCAGAAGCAAGAAGATTTTAATAGTCATTTCTAATGGTCAAAATAAGATTGTAGTAGCTTTATATAGAATTAATTATAGTAAATATGTAGTAATGTATGATGAATCTTGTAGACTTAAATGGGCCTCATCTGAGTCGCCTTATTCTATTTCATTCATCGCTAATAAAGACTATACTGATGAATCTTTAAAATCTAAACCTAGAGCTACTCCAATTCCCACTAACGAATGCACTATTACATTTAATACCACTTTTATTGATAAATTGACAATGGATGAATTACGAGAATATATTAAATGTGTAAATTATCGTAGATCTAAACCAGTCCACGCTATAATTAAAGTTAGAGATAAAGATAACTGGGATAAAATATTAGCAACTGAAACAATTTAAGGAGAATTCTTATGAGAAAATATGCACAAATCTTCCATGGTGAAGTAATCTATATTATTGACTCCTTTGCATCTTTAAGTGATCTAAGAGAACACTTTTCTGAAGATACATTATGGCTTGATGTAACTGATGTAGAAGATATTGAGGTTGGTTATATTCAAGTTGTAGATAAAGATGGTAAGATTACATTTAGGCATAGTGTCGATAATGATTTTGATTCATTAGACGATTCTGAAAAAATCAATGCAATGATTTATGCTGCTAAAGTAAGACGAGATAAATATCTTGATGAATTAGCTCAATCTAAACGATATTTAGATGCACGTGACTGCTTTGATTATGATTATGGTATTTATTCTGATGGCCATAAGCTAAAGGATCTTAAGTTCAAATTAGATCAATTTATCTTAGAACGAGTTCCTAGTTTGATATCTTTAGATGCTGCTAGGAATCTAGATTTTGAATCTGAAGCAAAAAGATTAGAATTTGAATGGTAAGAAAGAAATACCCCATAGGAGTTGAACTCCTATGGGGGATATTTTTATATTAGAATTTCATCAAATGATGATTTATCCGTGTATTCTAAAATATACATATTACGTCTTAAAGATTTTTAATCAATATATCCAGGAAGAATAAACTCCTTTTGGTTTATATATTATTATTGTGATTCATATATATTATATTTATCTTAAGGAGGAAAAGTATATGAAAATTTTTAGCGTATGTGCAAGAGTAGACTACAATGGTCAAGATGTTATCGACTTAGGTTTATTTAAGTCCTCTAATGCTGCGTTATTAGCGATGAAAACATTTATTGATAATCATGTTAGATCCGCTAGTAAAATTAGTATAGAGCTATTTACCTTTAGCGATAACACTTTGAACGATGATGCTAGTCTTCCATATACGACTACTGATCTTATGTACAATCCTAGTACTAAGAAGTATGATGATCTAAATCCAGTATTATTTGTATGATACTGGTAGGAGGGGGGAAGTTAATCTCCCTCCTTTTATTTTTTTTTTGTAAAAATATCCCCATAGGAGTTTAACTACTATGGGGATTTTTCTTAATATTTCATCATTGGATAAAGATTGATGTGATCTGGATGAATATGTGGATCATTTGAACTATATACTTCTGAAGATCTAGATGCATCAAACTTCAACTTTTTACCAAAGTATTGTTTGTTGAAAGTTTCCATATTTGCACCAGTATTAGTTGGATCACTATCTTTGACAAATGCACCAGATGCTTCTTCTATACCGATTTGACCACCAGTACGAATAGCCATTTCGCCAGTAATTTTAGGAGCACTAGATGTAACAAAATTACCAATATCTGGAGCATCAACATCTGCTTTTAGATATACATATGTATAATTTGGCAAGAAGAATTTATCAGTACCAGATTTTCTAAATAGACCTTTTTTGTTTATATCAGTAGTCCAAAGACTATTCTTTTCTACAAATTCATAAAGTCTAGGGTATCTAGAAATAGAAACTTCTGCACCATTAGCTAATATATAACCATCTGGTTTATAAGGTAATAATACAAGTTCTCCAATAAGATGATTATCATCTTTATCAAAATATTGTACTGTAGAATTACCTTCTAGATTAATAATAGAGCCTATAACATTGCTGTTATTTTTCAATGTGGTAGCATTATTATTATTTACAAAAACTGCATTATTAGATACAACTTGGTATGCTTTTCCTTCATAGATGAATTTTTCACCTTTGACAAATTTAGCATTAGTATTCCAAATTCTATATCCGCTTTGCATTTCAATAGCTTTAATTAGAGTTGTAGCCATGGTTTCTACACTGCTATTAGCAGTTTGTGCAATCTGTCTAATAGATTCCATAGTTTCACTTACAGTAGAAACATTAGCTAATTCTAACCAGTCATTATTAGACTTATTATCTAAAGCAAATTTAAGAGTTTTTGTTGCTCTATTATAACCAAATTGGCCAGCAAAGTTAGGAGTTCCACTTAGATTACCGCCAATATTAAAATGGTCAACAGATAACCAACCATTTTGACCATCGGCGATATAATATTGAACTCCGCCATAAGGCGCCCAACCTGGAGCAATTTGACCTTTAGTAATACCACTTAGTTTAGGTGGAGTTACATAAGGTCTAAATATAGTATTACCATTAGATGGAACTACAGTTGTATTCCAGTTAAATGGTGTATTTACTAAAATTGTACCACCACCAGATGTATTCATTACATAGTATACATTATTAGCGGTATTTGTATCTCCACCTACGGTGATATTAGAGTTATGACTGGTGGCTAACCCAGATCTAGCGATACCATTTAGTGTAATATTATTACATACTACATTAGAACCATCTGTTACTAAAATATGAGTAAATCTATCTCTTAGAACTACACTATTATTAAATGTGCATCGTTCAAATCTACCGTTAGTATTACTCATTACTATATTAGCATAGTCAGTATCAGATGCTACTGTAGGATATACTTTAAATTGAATATTTTCAAATCCAACATATTTAGAATCTTTAATGATTAATGGTGGTAAGAATACATTTCCGCTACCATCACGTTTGAATTCTAAATGACTTTGAAGATTTTTAATTACAACTCCAGTTCTTGTACCAGAATCTGCAAAATCATTTAAATGATCATCACCAGTATAGTCACCAGATTTGATATTAACATTTATATCACTATAGTTATTGGAGTGAACAAATCTAATTACATCACTTAAATTATTAAACGGCGTTTCTTTATCACCAGTTTTATAATTTCCAGTATATGATTGATCTAAATAGACATCCAATGCAGAGCCCTGCATATTAACGCCATCACGTAATAGCTTAGAGTTATAATTAACACTATTATTTTTAGCTATATATGTAATTTTGATATCTTCTACTTGATCGCCAAGACCGTAAATATTAGCACCAAGTTCAGATAAAGTAACTTGATAGTTATGACCAACTGTGTTACCACGAAGTTGCTTAGCATTCGCTGTAACAACTACATCGGTAGGGCTGATCTTACGATATACTGCTGGCATTTCAGTAATACCATGATGATGCGATTTAAGTAAATCTACATTAGATGGCACATACTTAGCGGTATTTTGCATACCTTCAGTTAAGCAATCACCTTCTAAAACTACATTACGACCAATATAGCTAACTAATAATCCGATAGATAAATTATTATAATTATTATTGGCTTTATTACCAGTCTTATAATAATCATAATCTGCTTGAGAATTATTATAGAAAGTTAGTTCAGCACCATTAAAAGATTGCAACCCGTTAGGGGCAACTTCACATGGGATATTATTAGATGCACATAAGTTATTATATTTATTATATAAACTTTGCAATACTGATTGACTAATACCATTTGGGCCACTAGTAAATGCAGTTTTAGATACATCAGGAAGATAAACTTTTTCTACTTTTTTACCAGTAATTAATTTTTCTAAATTACCATAATGATCGGCATGGAAATGTGTAATCAAAATAAATTTAAATTTAGTGATTTGATTTTCATCCATGCATCTTGTTATGGATTGGAATGATTGATTAGATTCACTAAAGCAATCAACTATAAACCAATTAGTATTATCAATCCCTACGATAGTGCAATCACCTAAATCAGTTTCTGCACCATATTTAGGGAAAATTACACTTAAAGATTTTTCATCAGCTTTTTGTATTTCTTTTTTGAATGCTGTTAATTCATTTCTGAAATTATTTACAGATTCATCTAATTCAGGGCGATAGATAGTTACTTGATTATTAGAGCCTCTACTACGAGAAACTTTATAAACAACTAATTCAAATGTATCGCCTTTATCAGCAGAATAGCCTAATAATACTATAGATTTAGAAGTTTCACTAAATTTATAGTTAATACCTTCTGTCAATCTAATACCATCTTGGAATACTTCTAATTTATCAGTACCAGGATTGTAATTTAGTGCATCAAATTTGATGCTAGATTCACCATCAGTAGCTGCTGTATATGTATAAGTAGTACTATCAATAAGATATGGCATACCATTTGTTACATACAAACGATTAGATTTAGAATCAAATTGTAGTGATAATTCATCATTAGCTTTAATTTGACCGGCTTTTACTGGAGATGCGCCGACAAAAATTGGGTAAGATACGCCGCCAACAGTAATTGTGGCATTATCTGCAACGTCAGCATGGAAACGAGTTAATAGGATATTACCATCGATTAGTTTATAATCATCAGATAAGTTAGTTCCCATATGGGAATTATCATCTTTTGTAGTACAACGAATAACGATAGCACTTCTATCCATTAAGTTAGCCATTACATCATATAGACCTTTAACTGCTGCACTTGTAGCAACTGCAGTAGTATCATTAGTCATATAGTCATTGCTATACTTAACCATTCTATCGATAGGAATAGTACCTTTAGCGATATATGCACCATCAATGAAATTCATTGTTTCAAGTTTAGGAGCTTGAGTGTTGTAAATAAATTGGAAGTTGATAGTACGGTTAATATCAACTTCTTCTTGGAAAGTAATGGTATTATTTTCTACAGAATAACGGTTTGGATAGATTTGAACTGTACCAATATATACTAGCATAGCATTAGGATAGTTGAAATATCCTTCGAATGGTACCGGGATATTGAAAGTTTTACCTTTCTTTGTAACTACAATAGAATCAAAGGAAGAAGAAATATGAGAGATCTGTCTAACTTTAGATTCTACAGTTTCACCATCATCAGTATAAACCTGAGATGCAATTGTCAAAGGAGCGAATCGTTCTTCGCCTTTAACTAAAGTTGTTGGAGTGATATTTTTATAATCACCAATAACTTTACTAATTTCTTGGGAAGCAATTACATTATTCCAGTTCTTTTCTTGAGTCCAAGTATAGAATAATTGAGTCCCCTTTACATAGTATACTTTGCCAGCACTAGCTTTATCATTATTAGATAATTTAAATCTGTCGGCATCTGTATCTAAAGCTACAAAAGAAGAAGTTTTAAAACGAATGTCATAAGCAACGTCATAAAATGCTTCATTTGTATCATTTGTTAATATAAACTGACCTTCAGTAATAGGGACCTGAGATAGATCAGCCCGATTAGAAGGTGTAAATTTTAAAGTCGCCATCTAAATAAACCTCCAGATTAATTATCGATATTTGCGTCTTTACCTACAAAGGTAGGAGAAACTGTACAGAACCAGTTAATACCACCATCATAAGAATTAAGTCTAACTAATTGAGCTTCATTATTCTTACTAGGAATGATACGTTTAGGTAATTTAAGTTCAATACCATCTTTACGAGTAATATGTACATTGAATGCTTGAGCCCCGATATTATGAGGGCTAAGAATCAAAATAATTTCTTGAGTTGTATCAGATACAGCTTTGATGGTAAATTGAGGCTCAGCTGTATCTAATAAGAAGTTATATACTACTCCAGGAGTGATTTCTTTAGAAACACCACCAGCTAAATTAACTTGAGATTCTTGTCTTAAGTTATTTCTATTAGTATTAGCAGCTTCGAGAGCTCTAATTTTAGGCAATGGATCTTCAGCAGATAATAATCCATTTACTTTAGATTGTAATTGAGCGAAGCTATTAGTTAATGTATTTGTAGTTTGTTCAACTTTCAATACATTTTGTGTTAAGTTAGGAATAGCTTCTAATACAGTGAGTCTTGTTTTATAAGAGGTTAAAGTATCACCAATATTCAAGTTATCATAAGCATCAATACGTGCACCCAAAGCATCACGAGCTTGAGTATTAGTAGTATTATATTTCTTTAATTCTTCTAATTCACTATTAACCAATCTAGTTCTAGTTTCAATACCATCAGAGATAGTAGAAACTTTTTGTTTTAATTCGTTAATAGTAGCAGTATTGTCACCAGCTTGCTCTAAGGTGGATACTTTTTGTTGTAGAATACTAATCTGAGGTCCATAATCTGTCTTAGCTTCAATTTTATCAACCTTACCTTCAACAGTTTTAACTCTAGCAGTCAAGTCTTCTTTTGCTTCTAAAGCAACAAGACGTTTCTTAGCATCATCTATACCAGTTGTAACAGCTTTTACATTATTAATTGCAGATTCAATCTTACCATTAAGTCCATCAGCTGTTGTTTGAGCACGAGTAGCAGTTTCTTTTGCAGTATCAACATCTCTTCGTAGAATAGGAAGATCAGCATATTGGTCTGCAGTAATTTTAATCTTAGCTACATCTTCTTGAAGTTTCTTAAATTTCTCTGCATCTGGAGGTGCAGTTTCTTCTAAGTGACGTACACGATCTACGATATCAGTATCTGTACGGGCTACCCATTTAACTACATTACCATCTTTAACTGGGTAGGTGTTATTATTTGCACTTTTGAATCCATTAATTTCAATATTACCATCGAAATTAGAAATGGAATCATTATCGAATTTGATTTGAGGAACCCGATAACGCTTATTAGGTTCATCTAAAGTTTTGATATTAAATTCGGATAATTGTTTAATGTATTCGCCTAGGTTTACGACACCTACGCCTTTGATATTGAATGTATAATTAGATAAGTCTACATTCTTCTCTACTTCTTTTAGAATAAGTTCTGTTATATCAAAGATAACAGATTTATCTTCAGCTGAAACTACATATAGCTTGCCCTTTTTATAGTCAAATAAGATTTCTTTCTTCTCTGCCATAAAACGAGAGTTATAATCTAATGCTATAAGAGGGACACGAAGACCATTATAGTTGGAAGTTGCCATTATCGTTTACCTCCTTGAAAAGTTAGATAATTACATTAATGTTCAAAAATAGAGCTAGGACACAAAAGGCCCTAGCTCTATAGTTTTGAACTTAATTAACCATTTTTATTTATAATAGTATCACCATCATGAATAATAACTTTATCGATATCAATGATTTCATTTTCATCATCAAAGTCAATTTCAGGTAATGGTTTATTGAATACTGGTTTATCTTTTTCTAATATAGCTTCCTCTTCGGAAATTACATGAGATAAACTTGGGTCTCCAACTAATTCACTATTCTTAGGCTCTACATTTAGTTTTTCATAATTAATATGAGGATTAGCCAAATGATCAGCATTAAGAGTATTAGCAATATACATATTCTTATTGAAGGTATTTACATCTTCTACAGCTGTAGTGAATGAAATACCAGCAGCGCCATGTAACTTCTTATTTTCATATCTAGTCATATCTAATTGAGTAGATGTGGTTTGTGGAGTTACATAGATTGTATAGCTTTCCATTGGTTTAACTTTGATATATGTAGTAACCTCTTCAGGAATAGTACTAATGCTTCTGGATGCTGATACGCCATTAGCCAATAGATAGTTAAATCTTTGTCTATATGTAGTATTATTACCAGAGCTATCAATTACATATGTATCTGTAGGTTCTACGAAACCAACTTCAGTTGTACCAATAGCAAATTCTGTATGATCTGTAGCAAACAATAATTCACTACCACCAATAACAGTATTTAACAATGTAGAATCGTATTCATTAGCAATTCTGTCATAGAATTTATTTACATCTAGATCTTCTATATTACCTGGCTCTGGAATTGGAGCAGTAGAGAAGTCAATGTAATTGTATCCGCAGAATTGGAAGCTTGCTGAATATCTATCAATATGATTTGGATTGCTATCTGTAGGAGTGCTCTTATATCCACTACACATTGTGAGAATAATTTCAGCTATATGATCAGGGCAAGTCCAATAGAATTCACCTGGTTCTTTAAATGGCTGATTATATTCAAGCATTGTATTATCACTATAGATTTCAGCAAAGTCTTCAATATATTCATCAGCAACTCTTGTAGTATCACCTTTATATAAAACTACTGCAGAATGTCTATCTGAATCGAAGTTAATTCTATAAGGTAGATTATATTGAGGTAAATCAGTCTTGCATAGATTATATGCAATATTTACAAATCCATTTTCAGGAACTTTGATTCTATATTTTAAACCTGGGTAAACTTTCACATTAGTAATTACTTCTTTATGATAGTAATTTGGTCTAAATCTACCACGAGTTTCTACAGTATCATTAGATCTTTCTGGAATGAATGATGGTTCAAACATATTCTTCGTCAAATCTAAGTTAGTAGAATATGGTTTATCTAATGGAATACTAGCTTTAGTTAAGTTAGTATATCCGATTACATTTTCTACATAATCTGCAACTTGAGTTGGTAATACGTAACTAATACCACCATATTCAATATCAGAATCTGTAAAATATCCAAGAGTTTGCATTGCTCTAGTAATTGGTTTAATACGTCCAGCAGATGCAATTGTTTTTACATTTAGTAAAGATACGCCTTTAGGAACTACAAATGTATACTTAGCAGGAGAGATATATCTATGAGTAGTTGTAGCTAATTCATAAATAGATCTATTCTTCAATGTAGTTGTATCATAAGTATAAACAAATGGCAAACCTTTATTTATACCATTGCCTAAGTAATGAGTTCTGATGATATCATTAATGATAGCTTCTTGAGAAGTATCCGGAACTATATGACCTTCAAGATCTGTAATATTATTATAGATATTGAATAGTTTATTGATATCTTCATTAGAAACCTGGTTCATGATAATATCATAGTCAGAGTTAATATTTCTATAGGTATCTAATTCAGGAATAGATGGAGTATAATCGATCAATACTGTATTGAAACGAGTTTGAACGTCACTCTTAAGTCTAATAATATTATTAGCAATATCCTTAATATTATCTCTATCAATTTTCTTACCATTTATGTATAAGAAATAGAGATTACTATTCATAGGATGCTCTAAGTCAACTCTGTTTAGATAAATATATCCACGTTCATTGATCAATGGATGTTGTACATCTTCTCGATCTAATGATTTATTGGATTGATTTGCAATATAGAAATATAGGAAAGATAATTGTTGACCTTTAAGAAGAGATTCATCATAGTTCAATAAGTATAACTTATTATTGTCAACGTCAATATTATATCTTGTAGGATCTAGATAAGTTTGATTTGCAAATACCATTACAGAATTACCTTGTTTGAAGTAGTTTCTATATGGTAAAGGAATATCAAATTCCATTTGATTATCTACAATAGCATCAACGTCGATAATTTCTTTTTGAATTACTACATAGTCAGAATCAATCAAAGTGAATGTAACTTGACGATCAGTCGTAGTTACAATATTATCATCAATGATAGTCAATGTGTTATTCGTTTTAGAAATTGTATATTGAGATTCTCTAATAAAAGTAGAACCAACAGTAACAAGAATCTTCTTATCTAATAGCATAGAATCTGTCCAAGGAATATTGAATACTCGTTGTCCATTTTCAGAGCATACTACAGATTGTGTTTTGAAAGTAGCATATTTAGAAGTATCAGCAATCTTACCAATAGTTGCAGTTTCAGAATCAATTTCTTCAAGATATGCAAATATAAATGTAAGAATACGTCCTTCTGGAACTCTATCTTCATTACTTAAGAATCTGAAGTCATTACCATCGATTTCAAATCTACGATTATCGATATAAGTATCACCGATTACACAGAAGAACTTGCTTTCTTTTCTGTTATAATCATGGAATAATTTAGGTAATTTAAATACCATCTGACCATCTTGATCTGCACGAACTTCTTCGATAGCAGTTTTTACAGAAACATTTTTGCCAGTGATAAAGTTAAATACTAATTCTTGCCCTCTATCTAAACCTTCAGTGGTGAGTAATTCAACAGTCTTTTCTTTTTTATCAACGTAGTATTCATTATCATTTAAGAATACACCATTCTTAATTAAGAAGAAACTATTATCATCTTCGAAGTATTTAGTATATGGTAGAGGAATACTGAACTTAGTTTGATTAGAAATTGTAGCTCTAACTGTAACAGCAGTTGTACTTACTTTATTCTTATCATTAGGATAAATGAATACGAATACTACAGCTGTACCTTTAGCAAGACCAGTATTAACATTTAAGAATCTGATGGTTTTAGTCTTTTCATTAATGATATATCGATTAGGGTTTACATATAACCCACGATAAGAAACAAAGAAGAACCCATTAAATCCTTCTGGATAAGGAATTTCAAATTCTAATTGATTATCCCGTTCAGTAGTAACGAATCTAGGATCTACATTAAGTACATCTTCTTCTTCGATACCACCATAAGGGTTAAGATCAATATTTTTATTGTAAACGAATACGAATGTTAATTCACGACCATAATCTACATAATCATCAGGATCAGTAAATACGATCTTACGGCCAATTACGTTATATCTAGATTGATCTACCATAACGGAGCCTCTCATTAAGAAGAAGCTTTCGCCATTAAGTAATTGAGATCTAGATGGGTAAGGAATACTAAACATTGGTTGTTTATCTATAGTTGCTCTAACTGTAACTACATCAACTTGGTTAGAACGACCAATATCAACATAGTTAAAGTCGTAAGGTAAATAGAAAACATCGATTGTATCCCCAGGTTGAGCCACTCTACGGACATGGATACATACTTCAGTGGATGTATTTTCCACTTGTGGTACAATTACCCTATACATGTCTTTTGTAAGCATTCTATTATTATGGAATACTACAAATCGTTCAGTATTGAGGCAAGGAATAAAGTCACGACTAAAGAAATAACGAACTGTTGGTTTATTTACTTGGAAATGAGCATATTTGAATTGGTTTTTAGCAGCCATATAAATGGTCTTACCATAATATGCTGGATTTGTAAATGTAATTCGTTTATGATCTTTATCAACTTTATATTTAACGTCAAAGATAGTACGTTTATTGAAGTTTAGCTCTTTATAAATATGATCTTCAGTATAGTTAGCAAATACCATTAGATCATCATATTTAATTAGAGTATTTTCAATACTATTATTATCTTCAGTACAATTTACTTCGATAAAGTTATTATTAACTCCGGTGAAGTAAACAATTTCAAATGTATTATAATCTGCAATCTTAGAGATTTCAGTATCAGTCAATGGAACTTCAAAGTCGGCTCCAACATAACGGATTCTATGATAATGATCCCATAGTTCACCATCTTTATGAATCATTACATAAACATCAGGACTCTTATGGAATCCACGAGGCATTCTTAATACATTATTAGAAATATTTTGCTTAAATTCAGCGCCAGTGAATTGACGGCTATGAATTTTAAGACGTTTCTTGTATAAATCATTGAATAACTTAGAGTTATAACGACTTATATATCTAATACCAGAGTTTACATTATCTTCATACTCAGTATCGCCTTTATATTTGAAATCAAAGTCTCTGCCTAGAGCAGTTGTATCTAGCTGAGGCATTTCGTTTTCTTTTTCAGCTACTAAGTGTTTAAGAAGAGTTGTATTTTCAGGAATAGTAATATTACTTAAGTTATGGTTAGTAATATCTCTATAGAAGTATTTGATATCCAAATCATAATCGATTGGATCTCCATTATTCATAGAAATTAAGTTAAGATTCTTAACTTCTGGATCTAAATCTTTATCAAATAAAGAATTCTTCCAGCATAAGAAGTTATTATTAGTTAACTTGAATTTAGAATTTATTCCTAAGTCATAGTTAACTAATTTACCACCATTAAGAGTTTTGATGTTACCATAAGTAACACCCATCTTTTCAGTATCTAAACTATAAACAGTTGCACCGAATCCAGATAGTGTACCATCATCAGCAAATCTGAATAATTCTTGATAGCCACCAGGGATACGTCTAGATTCAGAATAACTCATATATGTATAAGGGAGATTTACTATAGCTACTTTTTCAATATGAAGACCATTTACATCTTCAGTCTTCATTTCATCAGCTACAATATATGTATATTTGGAATTACGAACAACTCGGAATGAAGACCATTTAATATGATGACCATTTACGAAAAGCATAAATGGATATACTAAACCTTCATTAACCGCATCAGTCATTCGTTTATCAAAGTTAATATTCTTTCTATTAACTTTTAGAACTCTATATCGAACACCAGTTACTCGTAAGATGAAACCTTTTGTTTCATAGGTTACATATTTACGAATACCATCAGCAACGTAGTAGTTTGTCTTCTTCCAAGTCAAATCTACTACTTCTGGTACTATACCTTTTTGAATACTAGAAATATTAGTTGTAGAATAATTCTTAAGTTGATCAACGTAGTTATAAACTTCGTTATCGTAACGCTTCATAGTAATTGCCTCCCGTTTCTAGAATACTTTTTACATATTCTGGAAGACCACGGTTAGTAACTTTTTCAATAGTAGATTGATTATTCAAATAGCATCCAATATAAGCATTAGTCATCATAGAAGAGAATGCAGGGAAGTATTCTAATGCAAATAAGGTGGATGGAGTATATAATTTAACCCAAGCAGCAATAACTGCTTCAGTAGTTAATTTTTGTAATTTTAATGCTTCACGAAGCATCTTAACAAAGTTATCAATATTTCTGAAGGAGTCTTTATCAATATAAGTTTCAATCAATTCAACTTCACGTTCAGAGATACGAGCAATTTGTTTAGAGAAGTCTGTATTGTTTGCATATTCATAAGTATCTTTAGCTCCGCCCATAATATTACGAATGAAATATTGGGAAGCTAAGAATACACAACGATTATGAATATTACTTACAGAGTTTGTTTTGAATAAGTAATTAATTACATTATTGAATAAACTTGCAAATGCATAAGAACCAGCTTTGATAGTAGAAGATTTAGAAATAATTCCACGATAGCCAGAGAAGTACATCAAGTTTACAGATGCATCTAATAGATATGCAACTAATTGTTTGATATTATTGCATACATATTTACCATCTTTTTTATCAAGAATTTGGGAGCAATCTACGTACACAACGTATTTACCATTGCCACCCTTAACATCTTTTGCAGTAACAACACGAGTGCTACGGTTTAGAGGATGTTTGCTAATATATAGTCTAATAGATTTAGATTCCATTGCAGCTACTAAGAAACCACCAACTTGGCTTTTCTTAACATCATAAGCTACATCGGCGAACTCATCAGATTTCACATCAATTAGAGTACCACCATGGATAAAGTTTAGAATGGATTTTTCATATTCATCTTTATATTGCTTGAAGATGAAAGTTTCGTTTATCAGTTTGCAATTCAACTGTTGTGCCATTTAGTAAACCTCCTTGAGTTATAAGAAAATATTACTACAATGTTTAAAATATGAGTGTATACACCCCTAGGGGCCTGAAGCACCTAGGGGTTATATAACACTGGAGATTAATTATTAAAATGAAATTAAACAAAAGAAAAGAGTAAACTAACAAATAGAGCTCACAAAAATCTTAAGGTTAAGGTGAATATAGTTGGCGAAACTATATTTATTATAAAGTTCCCATGAAATTTTTATAAACAGTAGTTTTTACATTAAAATACTTTATAATGATTGAGCGAGGTATTAATAAAATGTCTTACTTTAATATAAACGATGATATAATCGAAACTGGAACTTATGAGCATGGTACTAATAAAGTTCCAAGTGTGACACAAGTATTACATCATATCCATGAGGATTATATAGCTAATTGGGCTAATTCTCTTGGATTCAAAGGTATAGGTTATAAAAAAGAATTAAATAGATATGCAACCGAAGGTACTAAAGTTCATAATGAAATTGAGAACTTTTTACGTGTCGGATCTCCAATAGTTTCTGGTGATAATATTAGTATGGGATTTGCATCATTTCTTAAATGGTTTTTAGATTCTGGTGTAAATAGTGGTAAAATGATAATTCCACTAATGTTAGAGCAATCTTTTATTGGTAAATATTTTTGCGGTACCATCGATGCTGTATTGCAAATTGGAGATGAAATCCATATAGTAGATTATAAGACATCTTCTACTATCGGATATAAGTATTTTATACAACTTGCCGCATATAAATATATGCTAGATAAAGCTGGATTGCCATGTGATTATTTAACGGTATTACAATTAGATAAATACAAAGCAAATGCAAACCAATATTCTATCTCAATTAAAGATAATGCTGAATTGTTAGATGAACTATTTAATGCATTTGTATATACTTTAGAATCTATGGTATCTATAAATACGGTTAAAGAAATTAAAGTATCAGATTTTAAATTTAGGAGTATCAAATGAACGAGATTAATGTATCTTCT